TGATACTCCTGAATCACGAACAAGTGATCCAATTGAAAAGATATTTGGTCTAGCAGCAAAAGAAAGAGTAAAACATTTACTTGGTGATGGTGCTACTCTATTATCTAAAGTTAAAGGTGATGGTAACGAAGAAATGCGAGGCAAGTTCGGTCGTATTCTTGGTGATTTTAGAACACCACATGGTGATATACTAACTTCTAAACTTATGGAAGAAGGTCACGCTGTTGCTTACTCTGGTGGTAATAAGGAAGTGATTCAAGCAAAACATTTAGAGAATAGACAAAGATTAGTTAATGAAGGTAAAGTTGATGTTGATGGAATGACAATAACTAAACCAGCATTGAAACAAAAACCAATAGTTGAAGAACCAGTTGTTGAAGAAGTTAAACAACCAGTTAAAAAAACTACAAAGAAAAAATCTAAAAAGAAATAGGAAAACAACATGAATAATTTTTTGAAAAAAGTAAAAGACTTCTTTTTTCCTAAACCTAAAGTGGTTAAGAAAAAGAAAAAGATGGTAAAAAAAGCTGTTAAGAAGAAAAAATAATGAAGGGTGAATTTGTTGTAAAAATAGGAACTTCTTTTTTAGAATTTTCTGATTACAATGATATACCTGATGAGTTTGACCATCTCATTAAATTTATTCCAACAGAACCTCCTGAACCACACACTCAAGAGGATCATGATTATATTAATACATTTAATGATAAATTTAAAGAGGTGTTTGAAAGAGGAAAAGAATGCCAGCAGTAACTAGAATAGGTGACGCTGACGTAACTCATTGTAGTGGTATGAGTAGAGCTGCAGGCTCTTCTAATGTCTTTGTAAATGGTATAGGTGTTTCAAGACAAGGTGATAGTAATACTACTCATCTTTTACCACCAAATATACCACCTTGCCCAGCACACGCAGCTAGTATTAGTTCTGGGTCGTCAACTGTAAAGGTAAACGGCAAAGGTTGTGGTCGAGTTGGTGATGGAATATCAGGATGTACATCTGTAGCTGCAGGGTCAGGTAATGTATTTGCTGGTGGATAACGGTATAAATATAGCATAGGAGAGATTATTAAATGTCAAGATATGACGCAACACAAAGTAATGAAAGTAAAAGAAGTGCTAAAATCTATCGTGATTTAGACTTAGACTTTTCGCCTAATATTGCGACAAAAGACATTCAAAAACTTAGTGATGTTGAGGCAGTAAAAAGAAGTGTTAGAAACTTAATTAACACCAATCATTACGAGAGACCTTTTCATCCTGAAATTGGTTCTAATTTGAGGGCGATGTTATTTGAAAATATTACTCCACAAATGACTCATGGAATTTCAAAACAGATTGATATATTATTAAAAAACTTTGAACCAAGATGTAGACTGGTTCAGATAAATGTACAACCCTTTATTGAAAGAAACGGATATAGAGCTTCAATATCTTTCTTTGTAGTAAATACTCCAGAAAGAGTTGAAATAGAAACCTTTTTAGAAAGACTAAGATAAAAATATGGCAACTAAATTAGAAATATCAGAATTAGATTTTGACGGTATAAAGGCAAACTTAAAAAACTTTTTATCACAACAGGATGAGTTTAGAGATTATGACTTTGAAGGTTCTGGTATGTCAGTTCTTATAGATTTGCTTGCTTACAATACACACTATCTTGGATTTAATGCCAATATGATAGCAAATGAAATGTTTTTAGATAGTGCTGATTTAAGAGCAAGTGTAGTTTCAAAGGCAAAACAATTAGGTTATACTCCAACAAGTTCTACGGCCTCAAAGGCAGTTATTGATGTAACAGTTAGTCCCGCTACTGGCGCCACACTTACTATGGCAAGAGGAACACAATTCTCAACAAGTGTTAATAGCACTTCTTACAATTTTGTTACAAATGCTGATGTTAGTATTACACCTATTGATGGTGTTTATACTTTTAGTAATGTAAGTGTTTTTGAAGGAACATTTTTAAATTTTAAATATACAGTAAACACATCTGATACAGACCAAAGATTTCTTTTACCAAATGATAATGTTGATACAACTACACTATCAATTAAAATTCAAGAGTCTGCTTCTGATTCTACAACAAGCATATATGCACTTGCAACTGGTATTACAGGATTAGATTCAACATCTAAAGTTTTCTTTTTACAAGAAGTAGAAAATGGAAGATATCAAGTTACTTTTGGTGATGGCGTTTTAGGAAAAGCAGTTGCTGACGGTAACATTATAATTATGGATTACATTAATACAAATAGAGGTGAAGCAAATGGTGCTAGTTCGTTTACATTGAATGGTAGTATTGGTGGGTTTTCTAATGCAACAGTTACGACTATTAATAATGCAAGTGGTGGTTCTAGTCCAGAAACAGTTACATCTATTAAATATAATGCACCGAGAGATTATACAGCTCAAGACCGTGCAGTAACAGCTGACGATTACAAAGTTCTAGTTAAAAGTTTATATGCAAATGCTCAATCAGTTCAAGTTTATGGTGGTGAAGATGCTGCTATACCAGATTATGGTAAAGTTTATATTTCTATTAAAGCAAAATCAGGTTCTAATTTAACAGTTAATACAAAACAACAAATTGTAAATCAACTTAAACAATATGCTGTTGCTTCTGTAAGGCCTATAATTATTGATCCAGAAACAACATACTTAACTCTTAACACAAATTTCAAATATGATACCGGTGCAACTACAAAAGATGTAAGTACACTTGAAACAAATGTATTAGCAGCAATTTCAAATTACAACGCTGATAACTTACAAAACTTTGTTGGTGTTTTTAGACACTCAAAACTATTAGAAAGTATTAATAATGCTGATACATCTATTCTAAGTAATATTACAACTTTAAAAATGTACAAGTATCTTACACCTACTTTAAGTGAAGGATTAAAATATACTCTATCATTTAATAATGCATTTTATAATCCACACTCTGGACATAATTCGACTGGTGGTGGTGTGGTTTCTTCAACAGGATTTAAAATTAATGATGATGAATCAACTAATGAACATTTTTTAGATGATGATGGTCAAGGTAATATACGAGTTTATTATTTAAGTGGTACAACAAGAATTTATACTAGTGCTACTTTTGGTACAGTTAATTATGCAACTGGTGAATTAATTTTAACTTCAGCCAATATAACAAGTATTTCAAATGTTGATGGTGCAGCTAGTTCTCAAATAAGAGTTTTTGCTATTCCAGATTCTAGTGATATTGCTCCTGTTCGTAATCAAATTTTACAAATAGATACTTCTAACTCATCTATAACTGGTAACGTAGATACTGTTGAAAGTGGTTCTTCACAGGCAGGAACTTCTTACGAGACATCTAGTAGTTATTCATCATACTAATGGATAACAATGACAACATTTAAAAAAACAAATAAGAAAAAATTATCAAATCTAGTAAAGAGACAGTTACCTGAATTTGTCTTAGAGGAACATCCTAAGTTTGCTGAATTTGTAAAATCTTATTATCTTTTTTTAGAATCAGCTGAATTAACATTAACATCTTTTACAACTGTTGATAACATTCTTTTAGAAGGTGAAAGTGTTACAAGTAGTTATGTTTTACTAGATAGAACAGATGCTTTTAATTTAGATAATGGTGATAAACTTGTTGACGAACAACTTTCTTTTTCAGGAACACTACAAAAAGGCGAAGTAATTACAGGCACAACATCTGGTGCTACTGCAACAATTCTTGCTGAAAACTTTATTAATTCAAAATATACAATTTCTGCTAATAATGGTTTTATAACAGGTGAAACTGTAACTGGTTCAACATCAGGTGCTACAGCAATTGTAGGTAGATATCGTGCAAATCCAGTAGAGAATATTCAACAATTTTTAAACTATTCTGATCCAGACCACACAATAGCAGATTTTTTATCTCAAATGAAGGAAGAGTTTCTTAAAACTATTCCGACTGATACACACCCTAGTTTAGATACAAGAAAATTAATTAAAAATATTAAATCACTATATCGTGCAAAAGGAACAGATAAGGCTCATAAAGCATTTTTTAGAATACTATTTAATGAAAATTCAGAGGTGTACAAACCTAATGAGGATATGCTACGAGTATCCGATGGTAAATTTACAACTAACACATTTCTTCGTTGTACACAATCAGTAACACAAGCAAGTAATAATCCAATATTCTTAATTGGTCAAGTTATTACACAAGCAAATAATCCTGCTGATGATAATATAAGTGAAGCTTCAGCTGTTGTTGAAAATATTACTAAATTTAGAGAAGGTACAGTTGAGATTATTGAAGTTGAAATTAATGATGAAACAACTACTGGTACTTTTGTAAACGGCGAAGTGCTTGAAGGTATTAATTATGTTGATGAAAATGAGATTATAAAACTTACAGTAAGCCAATCTATATCTACAACAACTATAACAAACACTGGAGTAACATTAACTGTTGGTGACGAAGCAACTATAACAGGTGGTGCTGGTGCAGGTGCTCGTATTCAAGTAAGAGATTTAACAGGCTCAGGTGTTGATGAAGTTATTGTAAATGCTGGTGGTACAGGTTTTGAAGAAGGTGATGTATTAACATTTAGTTCAGGAACTGCTGAGGCAAAAGTTTCTGTTGTTGGTGGTGGATTTGCACCAGAAACAGGTAGTGTTGATATTCATGTTGAATTAGAATCAGGAACAATTACAGGTGGAGGTTCAGGCGATTTATTATTTGAAGATGCTATTGATAGTGGTGGAGGTGGTAAATTTTTAGACTCTGCTTCACAGATGGTTGAAAATGAAATTAAGTTTGAATTAGAAAATGAAGTAGGTCATCTAGTAAGTGAAGCTGGCGACAGCGAAGTATCTGATACATTTTTTATTCTTAATCAAGAATCATCACCAGATACACCTTACTTTTTAGAAGATGATGAACACCTTATTTTAGAAGAATTTACACAAGATGATGGATTTTACGCTGGCGATAAAATAGTTCAAGAAAATTCTACTGGTAATGGAGATATAACAGATATTAGAATGATTGCAAGTGGTGGTGGTTACACTACTTTACCAACTGCAACAATTTCAGGTGAAAGATTTATGGCATTAGAGGATGCTACAGATCCCGGAACAGATGGACATAGTAGAATTGAATTTGAAGATGGACATAGAGTATTAACAGATATAGCATTTGATGGTGCAAACTCAACTATAATACCTTATGGTGCTGATATAGGAAAAGCAACATCATTAAATATTATTGAACACGGTATTGATTTTACATCAGCACCAACACTTGCATTTCCTAAATACGCTATTCTTAGAACAGTTTCAGGTGCTATAACCGAAAGTGAAACATTTACAAGTAATGTTAGTGGTGCAACAGGAACAGTAGTTGACTTTACAGCACCTTTATTAAAGTATACAGCGACAACAAGTGAATTAGAAATAGATGATACAGTTACCTTTTCTGGCAACACAACAGCTGTTGTCGCAAAATCAGATAATCTTACAGCGACAACTGCCATAAACTCTAGAATACAAACAGCTGGAAAATATGTTAACCAAGATGGTCATTTATCAGAATTAACTAAAAAAATTCAAGATAGTTTATACTATCAAGACTTCTCATATGTTATTAAAGTTTCTGAATCTATTACAAAGTGGCGAGACGCTTTAAAGAAAGCAGTTCACCCTACTGGATTCTATGTAACTGGTGAAGTTAATATTGCTTCAAATATAAACGCACAAGTTAAACGACCAGTTGGTGCTTCACTATCTTCTGGACTATTCTCTGGTACTGCTGATAGTCCAATTTACATGAGATTAAATACTCTATTCTCTACATTCTTTGGTAGAAGAACGGGAGTAGGATTCAAGTTTATGAGTAATGGCGTTGAGTTAGATGGTAAAACAAAACTATCATCAGCTGTTGCAAGAACAGGTCTTCCTGTTGAGCCTCAAAATGACTATAGAGACGTAACAACAAATACTGAAAAAGAGTTAAACTTATCTCCTGAAACTACAATAGAATTAGAACAAAGAAATAGAAACAGTTTTTATGACTTAACTAGTTATACAGTTAGAGGAACTCTAGTTAGAAACGGTTACGCATATGGCGGACCTAGAATGAGAAACTTAAAAACATATGCTTTAAACGCTTTTGCACATAATAACGGTATATTATTAGAAGGTCACACAGAAACAGGCAATTCTAATATTAAACTAGAAAATGAATCTGGTGTATTAGCAAGTGAATTTGGCGCTTCTGCAAGTACAACAATAGCAGATTGGGCTCAATTAAGATTTACGGGTAGTTTAAATACAAGTGTTGACGGAGAAACTGTAAGATTAAAAGATATTGAGGGAACCAACAACAATCTCAATCACAAAACTAATTTCGCTTTTCCTTCAGACATCACCCAAGAGCCTTCGTAAACTCTTATAAATAATAACATAGAACATTAAATTAATGGGAAACTAAAATGGCAGCAATAATTACAAACAAATTTAGAATAAATAATGCCGAACAGTTTGTTGAATCTTTTTCAGAAACAGCAAACACAACGTATTACTTATTTATCGGAAGAGCACACTCTTGGGCAACAGACGCTGATGTTCAAGGCAACTCTATTAACGAGGGAACAGATGCTTCCCCACCTACACCAAATGATGATGTAACATCAGAATTTTACAACTATGATGATATGTTGGGTGCAAAACTAATAACTTCAAGTGATGTATCACATTGTATACCAAGAAGAAACTGGACAACAGGAACAACTTATGATATGTACGAACATAATATAGGTTCATCAAACGCTGCAAATAGCGGTGCAACAAATTTATTTGATTCAACTTTTGTTGTAATGAATAGTTCTTATGCTGTTTACAAAGTTATTGAAAATGATGGTGCAACTGCTTCAACAGTAGAACCTACTTCTACTTCAAACTCGATATTCGAAACTTCTGATGGATACAGATGGAAATATATGTATTCATT